CTTCATCAGCTCGGCCTTCTTGCCCTTCAAATCGCCGACCTGCTCTTCGCTACGATGCTGCCCCTCGACCAGCTCGTCTTCGCCCATCGCCTCGCCCAGGAACATAAATAGCCGTATCATCGCCGGATTCGATTGTACCCACAACGCGATCGGATCGTTGCTCTCCGGGTCCATCAACTCCTTCAGCCCCGGAATCGCGTTCTCACCCTCCGACAACTGATCGATCGCTCGCCCGGCCACCGCCAGCTTGGCCTCGTAGGCGTGTCCGAGCGACTTTTTCAAGTCGTCGATTCCCCTAGTCAGCTTCTCCGACATCGCGGTCATTTCCGCAGTCTGCTGCGCCGCGAACATCTGTACAACGGCGGTCGCCTGCTCGTCGGTCATTCCTACATTATGGCAAACGTCGAATGCCGCCTTGACGAACCCTTCGTTGACCGGCGTCCCTTCCGGCAGCAGCTCCTTAACCTTGTCGAGCGAGTTCAGCGAATACTTGTCCGCACCCTCCGGCACGCCCAACCATTTGTTGAACTCGGTCTTCTCTTCCGGCGTCGCATCCGCCCCCGGCCGCACCCGCGCATTCTTGTCGCTGAATTTCTTTTCGAGTGAGACGTAACTTTCGCCCAGCGCATCAGCATTCTGAAAGCGCGATAAAATCGGATGCGCCTTCAGCTCGGCCTTGGTAAACGTCTTGGAAGCAAACGTCTCCGCCGCAAGCTTGGCGGGTGCCGCAGGAGCCGCCGGTTTTGCCGGCGCGGCCGGTGCTGCGGGATTCGGATTAGGATTGGGGTTCGGATTCGGATCTGGCACTCGTCGCAACCTCCGCCAACTTCATCATCTCGTCGATAAATACCAGCACGTACCGCCGACCCTCGCGCGCCAGGCAAACATTCGGATCGCAATCGACCGTCAAACTACTACTCTCGTAAAACAGCTTGCGCAAGTGCGAGAGCACCTGCGCCCCATCCAGCCCTGTGAATAACCTGTAGTACGCCCGCGCCAACTCAACCCGCTCCCGCTCCTCTTTCTCGCGCAGCTTGCGCTCTTCCGGCGTGAGCTCCGGCTGCTCAGCCATCGCGCGCTCGAACTCAGTAGCATCAGGCGCCAGCGGCATTCTGACCTCCGCCTTGATTCGCCAAATTCGCCAACGGACTATTCGGCTCCGGCGCATGCCCCGCCGCCTTCACCATCGGCGCCGCCTTGCCCGCACTCTCCGCCGCCTGCGCTTGCTGCGCCGCCTGCTGCTCCTGCGCCTGCTGCTGCGCCTTAACCTGACGCACCTGGTCTGTCCCCTTCTCGTCCCGAATAATCGACGGGTCCACGCCCAGCTTCCGCCCCGCAACCCGCATCGCCTGGTCGTTGTCGATCGTATCAATCACCGGCGCCGCCGTCGCCTCGACCGTCGCAATCTTCTGCGCAAAATCATACAGCTGCGATATCGCCGTCACATCCGACGCTCTTTGAGCCCGCGCGATCGGCCCGTCATATCTCACCGCCAGCCGCACATTCCCGCGCCCAAGCGCCATCTGCAGTGCCGAGGGCAGCGGCGGCAGCGCCCGCGCCTTGCGCCGCTTCTCAAAACAAAAGTCAATCAGCGGATGCAACCCCTCGCGCTCAATCCTGCCGTAAACTACCGGGCCAAGTATCATCAACATCTGGTCACGTCGCGCCCGCACTTCCTCCGCCGTCATCTGCGGCCCATTCGGCAGTTGCAGCTCCGCGTCGTGGTACATCCCCTTGATACTCGCGCGCAGATCCTGCATCTCAAGATTCGCCTGCCGAAGGTCAAGCGTACCCGGGGGTAGCAGCGGCCCCACCGCCTCGCTCCGGGAAGTCCCGCCTCGCACCGTGGTTATCCCAAGCGGCACCAACCGCGCCGGCCCAACCACGTCGCCATTCGAAGACAACGGCGGCTGCATAATCATCGGCAAAGTCCGCAGGCTGAATTCCTTCGCCTTATTTAGCGACCGAATATCCGGCATCGCGTCATCGGTGATCCAGCGCCCGTAAGTCTCGCCGCTGGCGACCGTCGGCCGGATTCCCAGGAAAGGGAAATCGTCATATTTTCCTTCATCCAGTTTGTATCGCGATTGTTGCAACAAGTAGACACTGCGCCATCCGGGCGAGCCATCCTCGTTCGGCACCGCGCAATGTATCACCGCGCGCTCTGCTTCAGGCGTCCTCGCTTCCTTGTCGATTATTTCGTCCGGCGTCGACTTCCACTTGTCCTTAATCGCCTGCGCCGACATCGTCAGCTCGCGGAACAGCGTATTGACCCGCCCGTCCTTACCCTCAGACCATGCGTACCGGCCGATCGCTTCGGTGCGGAATTGAAAGCCGCCAAACTGATGAGGCCCCGGAGCCGCCGCTTCCTCCATGAACATAAGCGCGTTCGCGAATGTCACAAAGTCAGTGCACACCTCGCCCCACTCCGATGCGAAATTCGACCTGTTCAAGTCGCCGAGTATCAGCTCGCCCACCTGGTCGCACCAGATAGCCACCTGCTGATCCTTGTTCAGCTCGGCGTCTTCCATCATCAGGTAAAACCAGCGCATCGTCGAAGGCGTCAACGCGCCGTTAATCGCACGCGACAACTTGTCGCGCGCCTCGAGCGCGGTCGAATCAAATAGACGCTGCGTCCGCTTGGTCCCGGCAATCCGCTGTACGATAATCGAATTCTTGCGCGGCAGCACATAGTCGGCAATTTCCTGCCACTGCGTAGCCCAAATCCTCTGAATCCCGAGCAGATAAGCAAACCGCTGTAGCAGCGTCGTGATATCCGCATTCTCCGCGTCATCAAACGCCCGCATCGCCTCGGGCCCGCGCCGCGCCACAAACCCACGCCGCACCCGCAACGGAAATTTCAACGCCGCCGCCATTTTCAGGGAAGCACTCTGCGGGAGTCGAACCTGGCCGCTGGTATGCTCGGCCGCCCAAGGGCGCCTGACGGACGAGTAGAGGCTGCCTTTTTCGCGACCTTCCCGTTAGATACGGGTTGCTCTGCCACTGAGCTAAGAGTGCGCAAGATGGCTAGTACTTCGAATCGTCGAGGTCGCCGTCATGGTCTTCAGTGCTCGTATCCGCATCGCACGCCGGCGGACGCACCTCGTTCTGAATATCATGTCCACTGCGCTGCCCGACTTCGATACCCCCCGGCATCCGCGTGCGCATCCCGTTATCGACCGCGCGCGCCGCCGGGTCGCTCCGATGCTGCCCGTCGCGCCCCGCGCCGTCCATAATCTTCCCGTCCGGCGTCCTCTGCCCGTTTTCCTCGCCCATCCGCCCTACCTCTCAATTTCTTTCAGCAAAGATTCGAAGTCCGCCCCAAATGGGTTTTCGCCAGCTAACAAAAAAATCAGTTCTTCAAGTCCAAACCCTCCGCGTTGAGCGATCCTCTCAGCGGATTGCGATCCATGGCCCAGTGCCGCGTATTGTTTCCATGCCCTTTCTTGAATTCGCCACGGAATTCTCATAGTCATTCGCGAGAAACCTCGCGACGACGGGAGCTGAATCGGCGCGTGCGTCATTGCCCCGTCAGTTGATTCCCGCCGACACTCGGCGTCCCCGCATTCCGCCCGCCAGGGCCCGTTAACGTCGTCGTCGCCGCGCCCGCTCGCCGCGACAACGCCTGCAGCTGCGCATCGAGCGCCGTATTTCGCGGCGGCTTCACCGCCGGAATCGGCGGCGGCTTCGGTGGCCCCGCAAATAAAGTGCTCATCGCAGTAGCACCGACGCGACTAAGCTTGCGGCAATCAAAAGTGCGGCCGCAATCCAAAGCACATCAGCTACTGAAAACATCGAAATCCCCCTCCGCGCTCGTCGCCGTTCGCTGCATCTGGCTATCCTGCTCCTGATCCACAACGAGCGCAAGATACCTGAACGCGTCCGCGCCATGCGAATGCCTGTCGTGCACCGGATGCGTCCCCTGCTCGTTCAGCTTCTTGTTGAAAATAGCGCGATACCGCTCGAGCGATTCGATTCCCACATCGCACGCCGGCGATTCGAAACAACATCGCGGCAGCACCATCCGCGCCGCGTTCACACCGTCGACAAACGAAACCTCCGGCACCAGGTTGAAATAAATTCCCGCCTCGCGCGCAATCTCAAAAGCGGATTTCTGCGCGCTAAAATGATGCTGCTTGATATCATGCGGTCCCCAATGGCTATTGTACCGGTACGGCCTCTCCCGCAGCACTTTCACGTAATGCGTAATGTCCTTGCCCGACTCCTGATGAAAATCGATCAGGTTCACCCGCGATCCCCACCGCTGAAAAAACCAAATCGACGTATGGTCCGTATGACCCACGTCCCAGGCGGTCGAAACCATATACCGCGGGTCCCAGGTCGCGCACCCGGCGCCTATTCGCTTCTCGTTCCGCGCCCGCACCATCCACGGCCCGTAGTACGCACCCTCGCGCTCGCCAGTGAACGAACAGTAAACTTCTTGTGCGATCCACGCCTCCGATCGGCCCTGCTTCCGCATTCGCACCAGGTCCGCGTCAGAATAAATCGGCCCCGGAACCGGCGCCTCAATAAACTCGCGATATCCGCCCTCTTCGCCGAGCGTCGCGTCATACTCCCAAATCGCGCCGTCTTTTTTGATTGAATTGTTCGTCTGAATCGAAACAAACCACTCCGGATCGTCGAGCAAGTCCTCAGCCGCCGCCCGCGACCCGTCACCCGCCGCCGCCATGAAGCGTTCCAGCAGATGCGGCGCGACAGCCTTGATTAGCGAGAACAGCGACTCATCGCGCCCGTCTGGCGTCGAGTTAAACCCCGCCCACCCAGGCCGCGCGAGAATTCGCGGCTCGACAATCGGCCACGCCAGCCGCGAGCACCACGCGTACTCGCTGAATACCACGCCGGCGGGATTTCCGCCGCGCAACCGGTCCGGTTCGTCGGCGCCGATCACCTGGTACACCGACCCGTTGACGTAAGTAACCGACATTTCCTGCTCGTTGCGCCCGCGCCGCCCGTCATTCAGACAAAGCGCGCGCGGAAAATGGTCGAGGAAGCGAAACCCCTTGTTATTATACTCGTTCCACCAGTTGTTGCGCCCCATCAGCTTCTCAGGAAAGACGTGCTTGTAAATCCCCTTCTCTTCGGCCATCCGACAAGCTATAAAATTCGCCCAAAAGTTATCCTTGCCCGACCCGCGCGGCCATACGGTAATAAAGCGGCGGTATCCCTTCTCCCAAGCCTCAAACACCTCGCGCTGATAATGCCGCGCGGTAAACAGATGCGGCAGCTCGGGCTTATCCACTCCCGGCACCCAAGTTCGCCCCGTCGCCTCAAGCTGCACCTTCGCACTCATCGCCGGACAGTTTCCAACCTTCGCGCCGCGTTCGGGCGCGCGCGATTGAACTCGCGCACCAACTCAACGCACTTCGGACATAGCGCGTCGAACAGAGCAATCAGCGCATAGCCCGTAGCTCGCGCCACGGCTTCCATTGCCACCGGAATATTTTCCTGCTCGGCGATTTCCTGCCATCCGATATCAACCGACTCGCGCAAAAACTCAGCAATACGAACTGTCGGCGCCTCGTACACGCGCTGGGAACGGCAACCCTCGCAAGTCATCTCGATACGCTCGCTCATGCTGCTAACCCCTCCAGCCCAGCGGCGACAACCATTTTCCACGTCACATGACAGGCGGGACGGCCGCACAGCGGCACATTCGAGCGTGGCGGACGCACGTGCGAGGCCGGCACCAACGCATCGGCCAGGCACATCACGCACCGAATCCAGACGCGCGGCGGATTCTTCTTCCCGAAATGCCCCACATGCCCATTCTTGCCAATTCGAACGTTCATCCGGTCGCCCTCGCCGGCCGCGTGACATACCCGCTCAAATCGACACTTCCCTCGCGATTCGCCCCAGGCGCAGGCAACGCGCGCCGCTCCGCCGGCAACATCGCCGGATCGCGCCGCGGATATACGTAAGACGCGACTTCTTTCAGACACAAAAATTTAAGCGGCGAGGCCGGCAACGACTGCGCCAGCAGCGCCAACTCGTGCAGCGGGTCCCACTCCGCCGGCAAATCCGGCTTCGATCGCAGCTCCTCGCGAATTTTCTCCGCCAGCGCGAACACAGCGCGGTCCCAAGTAAAACTTTCCTGGCGAGGTTTCCGCGCACGCGCCATCAATGCACACAAAGCCCGTCGAGGTCAGGATCGCAAAGGCGCCCCGGCGCATCCGCACGCTCGAGTTCGATATCGCACGCCCGCACCAAGTCGCGAAACGTCGTCAACGGCCCCCGCGTCATCACAATTCGCGGACACGCACGCGCCAGCAGTTCGACCATCTCAGCCGGCGTCGGATATTCGATCGCGCTCTCCACCCGCCGCACTTTCGGACTCTCGGCGCGCGCCGGCGCCGCAAAAATCAAAAGCAAAAAAATCAGCGGTATATATACGCGAAGGGGGGCGCGCACGATCGCCCCCCCACCCTCTGTTTTGGGGGTATGCCCCTCACGATCGCCAAAAAGCATGCTTTCCTCCCGACCCTCCGTGTCCCGAGGATTCTCAATCCTCCGTACATCGCCGGATTCCCCACGCTGCCATTGGAGCATTGCTCGCCTTCCGCAGTGCCTGGGCATGATGACCACGTATTTCACGACTTTATAACCCCGTCTCCAACCGCGCCCGCAATGGATGCACACCCCCCGCTCGCGCCCGCCATCCCCTATACACCGGCTCGCGCGCGCTTGTCCATCCGCGCGACGAGCCCTTTCACCAACTCGCCCACCCGCGGATTCAGCCTCTCTTCCCCTTCCGCGCCCTCCGTCTTAACTGTCTCATTCCCCCTGGTTAGATCCGGTTCATATAATAGATGCGCTGCCGCCTTATCGCCCCGAATGAGACTGTTTTCAGTCGCAAATGAGACTGTTTTCGTCGATATACCGTCTCTCTGTGAGACTGTTTTACCCGCGCGAAACTGTCTCACCTTGATACCCTTTGCCCGACGCTCTTCCAACGCCCGAATCAGCCCGCGCCGCTCAATCATTTGCGCCGTCGTCGCCCTGCTCAGCGTCCATCGCATCTTGTCCGCGACGATTCGATACCCCGCCTTAATTCCACGTCCGCCGCCGACGCTAGCCCGCTCAATCACGCCGTCCACTAACATCGTTCTCAAGGCGCGACAGACCGACGCCCGACTGTAACCGCTATCAACCGCCAGCCGATCAATACCCTGCCACGCCACTTCACTTTCCTTGTTCATCGCGTCCGCCAGCTCTTTGAGCACGGCGCGCTCTGCCCCCGCCGAATACGGCGCATGCTCATTGACCCAAGCCTGCGCCGCATTACTCATCCGTGGCGACGGCTCGCAGTGTTCATCGGCTGCTCCGTTGTCGCACGCGGAAATTCTCTGATTTGGAGGTCAGCCGGCCATTCACCGATATCGCCGCCTTTGAAATCGTGCAGGTCAACCAGAATCGGCTTGGCCGTTTGATCCGCCTTGTTCGTCGAGTAGCATGACGCGCCGAGCTGCTTTACAAACACCGGCACCTCCGCCGCCTTGCACTGGCTCACGACATCGCGAATCCACTCGATATTGCATGGCCTCGCATTCGGTCCCGACTCCCCGCCGACAATCACCCAATCGACCATCGCGGGAGCCTGAAGACTTCCATGCGGAGCGGACGGCCCAATGAATTCGAATAGATTCACCGGCCCTAACATCGGCTCAACGCTCAAGAACCGCACAACCCCCGGTGTCTCGAGCAGCAGCGGAATTCGCAAATCCGCCTGCTCTTGATTTTCGACGCGTACCCCGCACCAAACATTCGAGCCGGGCTCGCGCCCGTCGTCGTGCAGCGCCGACAGAATCACCGCCATCCGCGCCGCGCGCTTCGTTAGAATTTGAAACGTATGCTGCGGCGCTTCGCGCATCACTTGAAACACGCGCGCCAGGAAGGCTTGCGGTACATCCTCATGAAACAAATCGCTCATCGAATTCACGAACACGCGCGCCGGCTTGCGCCATCGCGCGGGCTCGCTC